GTCGCGTAGTACAACCGGCTGTCGCGTCCTCCGGCTCCCCCAGCGGCGAACCTGCAGCTTTCGCTGCCGCTCCCTCCTCTGGCTGCGCCGGCACGGAACTTTCGGCTTGCGTTTCTTTATATTATGTTTTATTTACACTGAACACATTAGTGTATTTAGGCTAGGGAGAAGATAAGTGAGGACGTGTTCGCAACTATTTCCAAAGTACCAGCGGCGCCATTCATTAAACACTGTATATTAATGGTATCTGTGCCATTGCAAGAGACTAACGCCTCAAAAGACAACGTTACAAAGATACCCCCAGTGGTAGTGGCAGTGGCAAGGTATGTTGAAGCATATGGAAACCCTGTGCCATTCTTATACAACGTAGCATTCGCCATTGACGACTCCGAGTTGCTATCATTAAACACCGCACTAAATGAAATTCTGTATGCACCAGCAGGGGGTGTAAACACACCAGAACTCAAAGTGGGATTTAGTAATAACCCGTCAAACGTGGCGAACGATGGTTGAAAGGCAGCAGACGTACCGTTAGAAAACACTTGCGCCGCAGTCCTTGTAAACATGGATGATTGCGTGGGTAATATGTCCAGATTAGGAGTAAGCTGGGGCACGAAAAACTCAATATCGTACTCAACAAACAACTTTCCAATGGCACTAGCGCTACCATTATTAGTGAACACATAAAACTTTCCCACATCAAAGGTCTTAATATCACCCGCAATGTTAACAGAACGCACAAATTTACGATTACCGAGAGCATTCATCTTGGAAACGTCTACCTCCAACACATGACTTTCCCAAACTGGTCCAATAACAGTACCTTCATGATCCAACACTTGAACCTCCGTGACGGGTGGATTGTCAACGGCATCATAGTCGATCATCATCATGACATCACCACTAACACTAGTGTTGGTGCTGGGGTAATACACAAATGCCATGCGACGTACTTTATATTGTTCATATTGAACAGCTTGAGGGGCGAGCCAAGGAACAAACGACGCGAGTCCAGGATTAATGCTGGTGGAGAACTCGTTGGTTATAGAGGATGAACCAACCAACGTGCCCGTGATCAACTCACGATTCCTCACACGAACACCAGCACTAGTATGCTTAACAATAGGCTTGACAGTACGATAAGTTGTACCCTCAGCCACGGGAGCGTCCACCGTGGAGGAAAATCCCACGGAATGGTCAGCACGAGGTTTACGCTCTCGTTCAACAGCCTTAACCAGCTCCGCGGTGGATTTACCCATACCGTAATTGTGACCAACAGCAGCTGCAACACTAGCAGCACCACCAAGTAGGTATTTCGTTGCTCTAACAGCCTTCGCAATTCTATTTCCATCTCTTCTCGCTTGTGTAGACATTATCTTATCGACTAATACTCTTTTATAGACTAAATACTTAGGATTATTAATCATGGAGGGCCCCAAGCTGGCCCTCGCATAATCTCTAACCGCCTTACGAATAATTGCAATGTCTGCATGGTCCGTGGATCGCTTTGAATACTCCAGCAAATCCTTGTCATTACTTCCAACCATACTCCACTCACGTGCTACGTCCCCCAATATATGCAGGGCAACATCAGTCTTCTCAAGTGCAGATTTTTCTTCAGTATATTTTCTTGTTATATCAGGTCGAGCTCGGTCCCAGTTGGTGAACATCTCTGGGCCCTTCAAATCATACTCAACTCGAACCATGTGAACTTGAACATCATTATTCCTATGTTCCCTATGACAATCCACTGTTCGACAATCCAACTTACTATATTTACAAACCTGCGCTCCATGCGCAAACTTACACTTCGCTCCGAAACAAACTTGCTTCTTAATAATGTGGTTGCACTTACCTCCGTGCAAACATTTACCGTCTACTATATGCTTACACATCGCATATTTTTCCGGTACACCTTCATCCACACACTCAGTTCTCGATGTAGAGTGTGCCGTACCATCCGTCTGAGCGTCTGATACGTTTTCAGTCAATGCAGGCCTATTCTCCAATTCACCAAACGCTTCCGTCTTAATGTCAACGATAGTTGGATCAATCACAACATCGCCAACAGTGAATGGGGCTATAGATTCGGGATAAAACACCTCACCTTTAACCACAACTGGCCTTTTTACCACTAAAGGAGTTACCTTACCAGGATTGCACATGGGTGGTTTCAACACATCCGCATGGCCAGACTTAACATGTGTCAACCAATGACGGAATAACGTAAAGTCGAACTGGGGTAACAATTGTTCAACTCGCGCAACCATCCATCCGCCCTCGTCATCATTTGGATATTGTACGTGATCCGGGTGGTAAGCGAAATAATTTTTCACACCTAATGAGGTTGTGGACAGCCCATGCATATCCACGACCAATCGCGCAAGTTCACCAATAATGGGGGTGTTGCTGTCAGTAACATAAAAACCTGACATCTTCTCGTGCAATTTTTGAAAAGGAGTGACATTTTGAGGAAGACTAGGTGTAACGTGTACTTTGGCCAACTGCCTAGGTACATCACACATGGAGTGCGGCGATCCATACCACACTGCTTCACTATATAATCTTGCCAAGAACGAAACAGTACTGCTACCTCGCGGCGACTCCACTATTTCTAGTTTCTGTCCAACGCTGCAAGCAGACTTGACGTAAGCGTCCGGGTTTACATCAGCGGTGAGTCCATCATCACCACCATATATTCCTAGACGAGCCCATGCTTCAGAAGGGGTCAAAAATACACCATTCTTGCGAGTCATGCGCAATGCTTTATAAGCCATATACGCATCATCAACAGTATTAAACGGAGAGGTTTCAGGCGATCCAGACAGCCTTGAAAATCCCGTATTAAACTTGATGCCAAACCTAGTTCTAGCCCTCTGACTATGCTGTGACGCGCATAATTCGGCTAACTCGGTCTTATACTCGGGCTTTACCCATCTCATCATGTACATACTCTCTAATGTCCTTAAATACTTGGACACACGACCGTCAAACCTAGACAGGTCGGTATTATAGACAAACAGAGCGTTTAAACATATAGAGACAACACGGTGCGCAATCTCCAATGGAGTAAGGGCGAAAGCATACCATGCATGTAACTTGAGAACATTATCAGCGAACGAATACATGAAACTGGAGTAATTCAGCTTAGTTGTTGGTGGAATGGTACTGATATTCCTAGGGTCCTTGACATCACCATATGCCTCGGCCTTTTGGAAACAATTTACTTCCCCTTCACCCTTAACTTGTGCACTCATAGCACCCTCATCAAGAATAATGCGTTGTGTCGGCTTATTCTGACGTGCGTACACTTCTTCTATACTAACTGGAACTCCGGTTCCCGCTATTTCGTCAGGGACTAGTAGCTCGATAAATTCCTGCATGAGTTTCAAATCAAAATCAGTGATCTCAATATCATCTGGTGGCTTCACATCTAATACCCGACCTTGAACAGTAGCTTGGTCGTTTGATTTATGTCGAACTGGCGCATAACACTCGTCAATGAGTGGACTCATGAAAGGATGCATTCCCAACTTAGCCTCAGGATCGTAAGCACTGGGGTCAAACTGGTAATGGTGGACACTCTCCGACACGGGGAACACCGTATCTGCTGTATACTTGATCTTACGCCTATGGTATTGCACTAATACAATGGCTTCCTCGGGTGACACGGAGGGGAGAGCCTGTCGCACTCCAGCAACAGTCAGATCAACTTTACCTATAGATGATGTGCCAGCTAACATATCATCTTCAGTAGCACGGATTGTTGCACATGCATACTGACCGAGCACAGCTGTAGAAACAAGCGTGCAATCGGATTTCTTCACTCTAAGTCGTATAAAGCCCTCAACCGCAACACACAAACGTTGCAATTTCTCACCGCCCAACAACCAGGACAGATCTACCAAAGGACTAATAAAACTACGCATTGGTGTCAAACAGACAATCTGGTGATGATCATCAGTCTGACGTCTATCAACATTATAGACAGTGGTCCGAACTCCCAGTCCAAACCAGACTCTAGCTGAGACGGTAAACATGTCACTTGCATAATTCCAAACCGGGTGTTCATAAACAGCACCTCCGGACACAGTATACTTGACGCGGTTCTCTTCATCAAAAGTGTACGAATACTCCCCTGCATCACTAGCAGCTGAAGTAGGTTGGAACGTGGATATCATGTAAGTATAGACATGGTTAGCTAATAAAAAGGGCATATCCATGTACATATCAGCATCAATAATGGTGACAACAGAATCAGCAGGCGGTTTAAACACGCTCGCTTCGACTCCGATGTCTTTTCCCCAATAAAAAGACCTCGACCCAGATCTTTTATTTCGAACGTCAGACTTAGACATTTGCACAAAATAAGGAACAACACCAAGTACGGAACAGATCAACTCGATCGTAGAGGTACTCGCATTCCTCACAGCAGCAGACTCAGGATGAGTATGATTCTGTTTAATTTGAGGTTTCACACCTTGTGATGACGTAAATGTCTTTCGAACAGTATTAACGTCCAACATTGGTTGTTTAGTCAACGCAATTAGCCAAGTGATATAACGACTTGACCATGCGCGTCCAATGGGGTCAGATAGATTAAGCCTATCCAGAGCTATAAGAACAATGACTCGGACCCCGAACACAATCAGGATCAGAATGAAGCCTAGCAGTGCTAGGTCAGACCATGTGATATAGGCAACACAGGTCTGTCGGCGGTATTCGCGAGAGTGAGCCCACAAACTCAACTCATCAAGCAATGTAGAAGAATAACCGCTGCCAAAAACAGGTGTATCAGTACAAGCTTGCCCCCAGCATGGCAAACTTGCCAGGGCATAACTATAGAACCGACTGAGACACAACCTATTGTACCACACAACGGGCTCGGGGCGGAACACGGTGACAAAACGACCATATTCTGCAGCGATCGGCAACCATATTTGATGAAACACATATGTTACCAACCCATGGACATAGCGTATGTAATCCAACACATAGACTACAATTGCTATCCAAGCACGGACACTATCAACGATAGTTCCGAAAAATCCTGTCAAACCTCCATAGATGCTTGAAATAGCCATCAAAATGAGGGTCCAGGTAAGGCTTAACGTATTGAGACGCATAGGCACAGTGGCGATAAAAGTGGTAGGAGTAAATTCGAG